GAAGTTGATGACCCTACAGACGGGGCAGTAGCCGTTCTCGTCGGTAGGGTCATCAACTTCTTCCACATTTGGAAACCCTACTACACGAATACCGGTTCAGTCACAGGGGTAGTGGATTTCACCTCATAGGCCACTGACAATCCAAAACACAGGCCAGTACACCGTTGGGTCGTTGGTTGAACCCCCCGATGCCCCACAGAACCTCGTGTAGTGAATCACCACGTCATCTTGACCCTGCCCCGGCCACGTCAGTTCTCTGTGGAAGACCGAACCGTACCGGTAGTTCACTGTGGTGTCAGGGTACATATAGTCGTAGGCGCACATTTTTGCGTTGGAGAACGAAGTCCACGGCCCCATAAGGCTTGGTGCAGTTGAAATATGGACAATTCTTCCAGCCGACAGCATTGAAATGGCGACGTAAGTTCCATCTTGGGTGCGTTGGGTGAAATACATATCCCCACCACCGTAAAAAGAACCGAATGGCCCAACTGGATACATCAGGGTGAACAGTTGCTGGTCGCCACTCTGAACAACGTCTTGATGCACCCATCCCGAAGTTTGCGGCTTTGTGGTGGAACCGTTGTTGACGTACACGAACGAGTTGGCTGGTGTTCCAGTCCACGTTCCCGCGTTTGGCCCAAGGTAGTACTCAACATTTCCAAAAGGATTTGCAGTGAAAAGGTCTGTATAGGGAATTCGTGTCCAGTACTGGCCGTACAACCCATAGACGTAGCCATCACCACAACACGTTTGGCCACTGCCGTTCACCCAAGTGTTGTTCGGGTTGCTGTAGAAAGAGAACCCACCAAGGCGTTCCGGGCTGGCAGTAACACTTCCCAATCCTGCTGCAACAAAAAATTGCATATTGCTCACATCAGGAGCAAGGAGTTGGTTGGTGAAATAGTTCGATGGCTCTTGGAGTGTTGTCCAAATCCAATCTCTTGGATGGTTCAACGCTGCCGTGTAGAACGTCAGCGTCGTTGTCGTACTCGTTGTGGCTGGAAGATTCATTTGAAAGGTTCCAGCAGCAGCAATGGGAGATGCAGTGACGTTGAGAACGTCAACAATGGTTGAGTAGGTGATTCCGGTGCCGTAGATACGGTAGTTCTTTTGGATGGTGCTTCCAAGAAGCGACGGGTTGGAAACTTGAACAGTCCTGCTCCCGGCAGTCAACGTACAGGTTGCCGTTCCAATTGTGGTGAAACCACTTGTGTTGATGACGTTCGACACCTGCATTAGTTGGCCACGGTTTGCAGTGGCGCAATCCATAAACTTTGCTCCACCTCCGATGTAGATGTAATCGCCAGCGACAACGTACGGGCCGTCTGGGGTCGTAAACGTTCCTGACAAGTGTGGTGGAATGTATTCAGAAGGAGCAGAAGTGTCCCGACCCTCACGGGCGTAAAAGCCGAATTGGTAGTTGGAGTTTCCACCAAATTCTTGCGACGCTGCATAGTTCGGGTCGTAAGAACCGGTTTGCAATGTCAGCGTTGAGTGAACGTAGTTTGCCTGCTGATTCCTAGATGGGTTGATGTCTGTTGCTGGGTACGAAGACCAGTCAGTGTCTTTCCAAAGGTAAATGGTGGCGTTAGGAACTCCCATCGGCCCTAAGTCCATCGTCACTCCACCGTCAGCACCGTACCACCCGGCTCCGACGTTATGGCTTTGGACATTGAAGTACAGCGTTGGTGTTGATTGCAACGTCCCTTGGTAGTAGCCGTTCCAATTCGTGGTGAAAGTTTGCGCTGCCTGATTGACGCTTGTAATAACCGTTGGTGGCGCAGTACTCGTGCTTGCTCCACTGCTTCCATCCGAAAGGAAAGGAATGGCTGTCCCGTTAAGGGCGTTTCCACCAAAAACTGGTTGTCCTACAGCAAAACCAAAACCTGATGAGTATTGAGCAGATGCCCCGGCGAGCCTCGTCAGCGAAAACGACGTGCCACTTGCAGAAATCCCCGTCAATGTCAAGGCTGCCTTGTTCGTTGACGTATTCGGCAACTTGTACGGGGGCTTTCCAGCAGAGTTGTACCAAATTGGGCTTGCCGTCGAAGCATAGGGCGGCCCCGAATTACTGCCGGGGTTCATAGTCCCAGCCATATCCCACAATGGTGCTGAAAGCACGATTTGCACTTGCGTCGTTACTGTTCCAATACTTGCGCCTGCTGGCCATTGACCCGTCACTGAAAACGAGTACGCAGAATTGACGCTGGCAAGATTAGCAATGGTGGACGATGCCACAGATTCGTTGCTGGCGACGGTGCTGATGACTTGGGTGTACGTTGCCCCAGAACCAGAACCGTTTTGGGTAAATCCAAACACCTGAACCAAGGCCATCTGGTCTGCGCTCAGTGGCGTGGTGGAACCATTGAACACCCACGGGGATAAAGGACTACCGGTAAGCGTAATGGTGCTGTTCGTCGCACCGGTTGTCAAAACGCCAATCATCTGCATTATGAAGACACGTCTTCCATAATCGTCAAGTTGTAGTAACCAGCGTACTGGTCGGTGATGGCCGAAATCGGGCCTTGATAATAGGCACTTGACCAACTCCCCCCATTTGGAGCCAAGTAAATACCGGAGCCGTAAATTCTGGGCAAATTTCCACCAGCATTAAACCCACCGTTTCCAATTTGAGGTCGGTAGTTGTAGGTGTTGCCATCATTTCCAATCGCCAGTGAAATCCGAAGGGGATTTGTGTTCCCACTTTCCAAGCCAGCAATTGTGCAGTCGGTGTAGCAGAGGCCCAAGAACACGTTGACTGGGCTGTCGTTGACGATGGTGATGTTTCTGCGCTTTGGATTTGCCGGACAAAGTGTCGTTTCCCACGGGTAGGCATACGCACTTTTCGGTGCTGAAATGTAATTGTTGGAGCCATCAACGATGGCCGGGAAGCGGTATTGAGGGTTGCTGGGGTCGTAGTACAAATCCCCCTGAGTGCCTAAAACGTAGAGGTGCTGAATGTATGTTTGGTTGAGGCCGGTGGCGTAAGGGGTCTGCGACATTCCCAAACTAACGTGTTGCAAATATCCTGCAAAGATGTTGAAAAGATTGTTCGTCGGGTTGTTCGTCGGCGCAGTGAAAAGCGACAGGTTTGTTGATTGGTGACCGGCTTCGCTCGCCAACGTGCCAACATATGAATAAATCTGAACTCCGTTAGCCCAGACCGTCAATTCGGCTTGCCCACTTGGGAAAATCACATTTACGTTGACCGTGACCATATAGGTGTCGTTCTGCGACACCGAATCGTTGAGCGAAGAAAAGAAATTTGACGGGTCAAGAATTTGCGAAAAAACCTGCACCAAGTAATTCTGAGTGTTGGTGTTTTGGAAAATTACTTCGTACTCGCCGCCCTTGTTGAGGATTCGACCAAATGAAAGCGAACGGTCTGCGACGGACACGTCCACACTGGAACTTGACACGTTGACAACGTTGGTAAGAGTGAGGTAAGTGGTCGAACCGGATACGGAGACATTAGAAATGCCAGTTCCGGGTGGGATTCCAGCACCAGTAATTTGAACCCAGTTCGTCGGTTGAGTAGGGGAGTAGTTGTTGACGTAGTTGTACAACTTCCCAACTCCAAAACCCGAACCGGTGTTTCCACCACCAAGGTCGGAAGTTGAAACGGCAGCAGTAGTTACGCCCCCAGTGGTGCTGAACGTCGCATTTTTTCCCTGACAGAAGTACGGCGTTGGCGATGCTGTGACTTGAATCCAAGCGTTGATGGCGAGGTTGCTAGCAGAATAACGACTGAGGGTCGTTGTGTTGCCGACAACGATTCCACCACCAGCGTTGTAGACCGTCGAACCAGCAGTTACAAAAACCGAGTGGTCGTTTGGCCTGCCCGGAAGAATACTGGGTTGGTAGGTTACTGCGTATGTTGAATTGTAAGTTCCGTTGAGAAGCGAACCGTAAGTGCTGGAATTGACTGCCGTTGTCGAAATGTCACCGAGCGACCAGTGAGCGATAAGGTCGTTGGTGGAATTGTTGAACCCACCATCCATTGCGTTCGTTAATGCGTTTGGCGACCAGCCCGTGCCGGTTGCCGTAGAGCCAGTCGGTGCTGAAGTTCCCGTAGACAGGATGGCGTTTTGGTAGTAGTCGTGCGTGAGGCCTGTAAGGGTGACGCTCATAGTTCCCAACCCACAAGAAGTCCATTGCCGGGAGCAGTGGTCGAAACTGCCGTGAACCAACCCGTCGCGGCAGTCACGAAGATTCCACCATTTGGATTAAGGCGCACCCCTTGGCGTAAAGTTGCAGGAGCAGTCGAACCGCTTGCACCGTAACCCAAGTAAATGACGTTTCCCGTGGTGCTGACGTTTTGCAGAACCAATTGCTTTCGACTGGAGTTTGCAGGAACGACAAGAACTGATTGGTAGGTCGGGAACAATACTGAAATCGCAGCCATTAGACCTCCACGAACGTCAACATCGCAGTTGAACCACTGAGCGTGATGGCCGAGATAGTTCCACCATAGATGTAGGTGTTCCACGACTGTCCGGGATACAATTGTATTCCGCTTCCTGTGGCTGCCGTAGAACCAAGGGCTAACCAAATTGTGTTGGAGGGGTCAATGTTGGTGGCCGTGAATTGCTTCCTATTGACGTTGGTAGATAGCACCGTTACGCCAGAACCAGCGTTGTACGAGACAATGGTGGAACCTGCCGGAGTTGCTGCCGAAGATGTCGTTGCCGGTGGCCCTGCTGGGCCGGTTGGCCCGATTGGGCCACCAGATGCCCCAGTTGCCCCTTGTGGGCCTTGCTGAAGCGTGAAGTTGAAGGCGTAAGAACCAGATGTACCAGTGATGCCTACGCTTGGAGTTCCTGTCGGGCCGGTGCTGAAAACTGTTCCAATTGAAAACGTCGCTGCTGGGCCGACAGAACCCTGAGGGCCGGTGGAACCAGTTGCCCCCTGAGGCCCAGTAGCCCCAGTCGCACCCTGCGCTCCGACAACTGCTGTGACCCACGTTCCAATCGTTAGCGACAAGCCGTTGGTGATGTTCGACGTACTGCCAACCGTGATGGTGCCAGTTCCAATGCTGGAAATTGTCGTGTTGACCCCAGAAGCAATGACCGACATCGAAATAGCAAGACCTGATGTGCTGCTGACCGGCACGACAAGTCCTGTCGGGTTGCCTGTCGTCACGGTTGCTGCTAGTGAAAAGTAAGCGAGTTGGGTCATTCTGGGCCTAGATGTTTGCGCTCAGGTATTCAAACAATATTTGCGAACCGTTGATAAACGCGACACCACCAGCAGTAGACAATTTCAGTGCCGTGTTGCCGACAACGTAAGTGACGGAAAAGGTGTTTCCAGCAGTCAACTTCTGCGTGTAGGAATCTGATTGCGTTGTCGTGTAGCCAGAGTTGGTAACGAGGGTAGAAGCGAGGTTTGGGCCATTACTCCCAATAACTTTGGCGTTGAAGTTGGTATTGACCTGTCCAGTTGCAACCCAATAGGTGGAAATTCTGTAGATGCCAGTTGTATTCACGGTGAAGACCGTTCCAGTCCCATCAACAGAAATGGTTCCCGTGTAGTTGTATGCAGTGGTGGAACCAGTGAGCCAAGAAAGCGTCGTGCCATTCAAACCGGCAGTTTGCGTTGCGCCAGCAGTTGCGCCACTTACTGAAAACACTGCACCCATCCACGTCGGGCTAGTTCCGCTTGCTCCTGTCGGGCCAGTCGCTCCCGTTGGGCCGGTTGCTCCAGTTGCTCCGGTTGAGCCTGTGGCTCCTTGCTGAAGTACAAAACTCAGCGCAAACGTGTTGCCGGTCTGGGAGACGGAGACTGACGGACTTCCCGTTGGGCCAGTACCGGTGACGGTTCCAATTGTTGCAGTCGGAGCCGGGCCTGTTGGCCCCTGAGTTCCGTTTCCAGCAGCAGCCGTGTTGAGCCAGAGCATCAACGTGTTGCCCGGTGGCAGCGTTCCAGTAAAGATGTCGGTCTGCCCGGTCACGGCGAGGCTGACAATAACTCGCTTATCCAAAATCTCGTTGGTGGTGATGCTTGTCGTGGGCGTGGCGTTCGTGCCTTCGACGTAGATTTCAGCGAGCAGCACTGCGTTGGCAGGCAGGTTCGGCTTAATCGGGGCTGCCGAATCGTTCGTGAACTGCCAATTCGCCGTGGTTGAGGCGTTTCCAGCAAGATAGTTGTAGACAACTGCCGAGCCACTCCAAGTGGCGTACACGATGTCTCGTCGGTCACCGGTACTGGCTGCTGAAACCACTACCGTGCCGGAGTTGGCCGAGTAGGAAGAACCTGCGATGGCGATTACACCACTCGCAATCCCGACGGTCATCCCTGAACTTGGGGTCACGGCGCACCCGGAGATGACACCGGTAAGTGCTGAACCTGCCGTAATCGCTGCGAAATCAGTCGAATCTACAACCGACTGCGCTGGGTAGTTCGTCGGATTCTCGTAGGTCGGGAAGTTCATAGCCTCCCTATGATACTTCGGAAATTGTTATTTCTAAAGCATCCTTGCCGAACTTCGGCACCAGAAACGTCAATTTCAGTACCACGTTTGCGTTGTCATCCAGCAAAACTCCGGCATCAACGAGGCCGTCAACGGCTGCCTTCACTGCTGGAAAACAGTTGCCAACATCCTGCCGGTACCGAGCGTTCAAAACGTAGGGCTGGGCCACCACTTCTATTTGTTCCAAATGTGGAACCATAAATTCTTGGGCCAGTTCGCAAAAGGCCTGTCGCCACTCTTTCACCAACTTGGCTCGCTGCATATGGTGGAGCGTTCGTTCCTTGTTGAGCGTCCAAGGGCGTTCAGGGTATTCCAGCGTCCAACTCATAATGCAATGACCTTAAACGGTTTGCGAACGTAGGTGGTGTGGTACATCGCTGCCGACAGGGACAACTTTATGCGGCTCTGTGGTGATAGGTCATCCATTGTTTCCAAAACGTGCAGGGCTGCGAGAGCAGCAAGACCGCCGGAACCGATGGCGTTGTAGCGTTCCGAGGATTTCACTAAAGAGAAGTCCGAGCCGATTTCCCAGACCCCTTCCAATCCAACGACGAGTACGCCCCAGTCTGGTGATATTGGGAAGCCCGACTTCTCGCTTTGAGTGATGAGGTAGTCCCGGAGTTGCCGAGGTTCGCCCAGACCGCTTTGGTGAACGAGTTCCATAATGCGAAACGAGCCGGACACTCCGACGAGCGTGTGGTGTTCTACTGACTTCCAAACCTTCTGGTTAGTCGTAGTGATTGCCGAGCCTTCGTCAAAGGCTCCTGAATCGCCGCCGATGACTGCGTTTTCACCATCACTCCAACCGCAGATTACCGTCATAGGACAAGCCTACTTCCGGTTGCGATGGAAGACCGCGAGGCCGAGGATGGTGTTGATGATGGCACAAATCGTAGTAATGGTCATACCTACTACGGTGTCCGTCGTTTTCGACGGCGCACTCAGTTCTGTTCGGCTGTGTGCTTTCCACCTGCCACAAACGCTTGCCCGTAACTTCCCCACTTCGGGGTTGTCCAGCCACAAGTGCAGAACGGCTGGAACAACTCACGGTTCATCATCTGGCTCTTGGTGGCTTCGATGGTGATTGCGTGATTTCCAACCGGGGTTGGGGTGGCCTTCTTGCGCCCAGCCATTACTTCGATACTCAGTCGCCGTAGTAGGACCAGTCGGGCTCTTGATGACCGTTCGCAATGTCGGCATCAAGGTCCGAGCCAGTGCCGTTGGCGGCGAAAAGATTAGCGACAGCATCCTTGTAGGTTCCTACCTGCTTGCCGGTTCCCAACTCGTAGATAGGGTCACTCAAGGAGTGTGGCGTTCCATCTGCTTCTTCTTTGCCAGTGGTGGAGAAACTCAGACCGGGAAAATCCCTTCTGTCCGTACTCAAGTCATCGGTGTACGTCAACACCTTTTGGGGCGACGCACGCAGCGTGGTGTCAATGTGGTTGCCATCGTCCGAGCCTTGAGCGTGAAAACTTATCTCTCCGTTGTGTTCAACTTCGATTTCACCGTTGCTAATCCAGAAGGGAAGGCCATCTTCTGCTCCCCCTCGCCTCACGAGGAAGGTGGAACCGTTTCTCCCCGGCTCTACGTGAAAGTCGGGAAGATTGGGGAAATAGGGGTTGAGTGGCTTAGGGGCTGTACCGCCCGTCTCTTCCTTTGTCCACTGGTTTCCGTGAAATTCGTGGCCGGGCAGGTCGCCCTTCTTGATAGCGGTAAACGCCTTACCAATGGGGTCAAGGTTGTCGGGATGGAATGGGTTGGTGTTCATAATCTAATCCTACCTTAGGGGTGTGACATTTTCAAGTGCTGCTGAATGGGCATCGAACAACTGTTGTGGCGTGACGGTGTAGATATCTCCCAAGTCAATGTAGAAGCCACCGAAGCGCAGTGCCTCGCCACCGAGTGCTGAACAAATCCACGAGCCGGGGCGACGGAACGCCACAAACCACTCAGGGGTCAGCACGTCAATCGCAATGCAAGCGATGGTGAGCAAGCCATAGGGGTCACCCAGTTGGTCGTTGGCAAACTCGGCCACCTTGGTCGGGTCGCAGTTGACAGGTGGGTGCAGCACCGTGACCAGTTCGGCAGCATCGGAGATTTCACTGAACCGGGACAGGATGATGCCGTGGACTGGAGTGGCTTGGACAACGAGGATGCTGTCGTAGGTGTCGCCAGCCTTGACCACCGTAAAGACGTGGTTGTAGGTGGTGTGGTGGAACTTGATGCGCTCGCCAATGCGGATGAGCCGACCTACTTGCCCGTTGGTCTTGGCGTAGCCCGTGTCCCCCACTCGGATTTCACTGGGATGCAGGTTGATGGAGCAGGGAATGGAAGTCACACCAAAATGCTACAGCCGAGTTTGGAAAATGGCGAAAGCCCCACCCAAAGGTGAGGCTCGTCGCTTTACTGCTCTCACTACCCAGCCCCGAAGGTTTAGTCTGCCTGCTTAGTTCTCCCCGATGTTGCTGGTTCGCCCCGTATGACAGCACCGGATAATGGCACCGCAGTTCTCGGTTTCATTCGATAAGTCTGGCAGAACCACCCTGCTCGCCCACACGCGTCCAAGTGGAAGGGTAAGCCCAGCCTGCCAGCCTGCTCGCGCTCGTCACTCTTTGGCGTAGAACTCAAATTGGGATTTCCCGTTCTAAGCGGTAGCCCCACCTCACAACGGTGCCTTAGAAGCCCGTTGCCCAAAGTGGTTCTCCACACCCATCGAATGGTGACTTGTAATCTCTAGGCGAGGTGCGAGTAAGCAAACGTTGGGTTTGTGCTAGCCGAAGCAACAAGGCCTACCGCACACCCCCTAGAAACTACAAATCGGTTTTCAAGGAACTCCGTAGAACCAACTTCGCCCTACATAAACCAGTGTACAGTACCGGTGTCACAAAGTCAAGTCATTTCCAAAACTTTTTTTGGTGATGTTGGAAGCCTAAAGTTTTAGGCCGTACTGCTTGGCGAGCAAGGGGTTGTCTTCGACCCATCCGTTGTGGAAGTCACACAAGGTGATGACGTTCTCCATATTCAAGATGTTCTCGTCGGTGCGCCCTGCCTTGGCCCGGCTCAGAAGTTCGTGGCCGTGGATTTCACCGAAGCATTTTGGAAGTCCAGCGTTCGGTGGAGCGTACTCAAAGAACCGACACTCCCAAGTCCGGGGGTCGCCAAACTTTTCCACCATTCGCTTCTTGCGTTCGACGTTGACCTCACGGCGATGGTCGCTCACTGGCTTCAGTGGTGTGCGCTTCATCACTTTGGAAGCCTTGACTGCTGATTCTCGCTGGGTTGCCTGCCACCGATTTGCTTGGCTGCGCTTCTTGGCTCCGTCGCAGGCTCTACAGGCTGGTGAATAGGCTCCCGGCCTGTCTCTGCGCTCCGTGAAGTCGCTCAGGGGCTTCCACTCGTTGCACTTACGGCAACGCTTCTTGTCGCTCACTTCTTGGGGCGCAGGTGGCTCGTGCGCAAGGTGACGAGCGCAGGGTCAACGCTCCGGGTGCGGAAAATGTTGTTTCCACCAGTGATTCGCAGTCGGCCATCCTTTTCGACGGCACGGAAGAAGAACTTGCCCTTGGTTTCACCTTCAATCCAAACTGGGTGGTCGGTTTCTACTTGCGTCCAATCAGTCATTGTTGTCCTCTATGGTGAAAGGGAGCGTCAGGGCGAGGGGGAGACGGCGAAGTGACCACCTCGCCCCGACTATTCCTACCCATTTGGGTAGGCGTTCTAGTTGAACACGTCAAGCGAGCGAACTGTTGTCGGTGGTGATTTGGTTCGCCACCGTCGCTTCGTCAGCCTTGAAGGTCGTGCAGTCGTTCCCGAAGGTATTGAAGTCGGAACTGCTGTTGCTGCTCAGGGCAGTCTCGCCATCGGCTGCAACCGTCTGGAGGTCGTCCGACAAGGTCTGAATGTCGGCATTCAGCACGGGGTCGGGCGAGTTCTCGTATTGAGCGATTTGGGCTGCATCCTGACCGAGGCTAGCAAATCCGTTGGAAGCGGTGGTCTGGTCGTTGTTGCCGAGGGCAGTTGAGGTGCTGTTCCAGTCGGCCTGCACTTGGCTCCACACCGGGGAGAAGCCAGCCTTCCACGACGAGTAGGACTGCGTGTTGCTGGTCGCTCCACTGTTGGAGTTAGAACTGCTGCTCCCACCGTTGTTGGACTTTCCACCACCGGATGCTGCGCCGATGATGGCGAGAATCACGATGACTGCTGCCACGATGCCGACAATCTTGATGGTGTTGTTCGACTTCTTCGCAGGGGGCGCAGGGATGTAGGTGAACGCTCCGGTTGGGGATTCGTTCGGGGATGGGTTTTGGTCTTGGCTGGTCATTGCTGCTCCTTGGTTTGGCCGTTAGGCGTTGCAAAAGGACACGATACAAGGGTTGAGCATCAGTGTCAAGTGCCAGTTGCTAGTTCTGCTCGCTCGTTAGTGGAAAGTTGTGCGATGCCGGAAGACAAGCCTGTGGAGAGTACCACTTTCTTGTCGCCCTGCTGCTGATACTCGCCGTAAATCTTGAAGAACTGCGCTCGTGTCGCTGTCACGTTCTCGTTGTGGCAGATGTCCCACCACCCAACGGTTTTCACTGCGCTCGCAATGGCCGGGTGCGACCAGTTGCAATTTTTTGTCCGAATCGCATCTGCGACTTCAGCCCACGCCATCTCCGGGCTTGGGGCCAGCATCCCGCAGATTTCAGCGCACGTCGAACGGAGTTCGGCAATGGTCGGGGGCCACTTCTCGGTCATCGCCCACTGCTTCGTGGCTCGCTGCACGATTTCACCGTCAATGTCCCCAAGGAGTTCGTAGTACACCTTTGGGAGTTCTTCTGTGATTTGCCACTTTGGGTACGCTGCTGAAAGCACGGCCAGCACTTGGGCGAGTTCTAGTTTCGTCAATGGTCTTCTCCGTCCAAGAATCGTTGCAGGATGTTGATGGTTCCACCACTGCCGGGTCGCCCCTCGGCCAATCCCGCGCCACCCGGAAGGTAATCCCGCCAACGCTCGTTCGGCCCAAGGAAGGTGGAAAGCATCATCGTAAACTGCGGGTCAGCGTTGCGGCGAAGGA